TATTTCCAATAACTGCATCGCCAACTTGAGCTACTTCGAATGGATTTGAAATGGCTGTTAACGTAATAGTTTTTCCGGTGTTTGTCACTTTAACTAGAGCGCTGCCATCAGAACATTTGGCGAAAACAAAATCACCTGTTTGCAATGTAAAGGCATTCGGTTGATTGTTAAGAAAACCTGTCGTTACTACTTCTGCTAATGTGGATTCAGGTGCATCAAAAGCCGCTCTTGCAGGTTCAACGCCGATTTGTCCGGCATAATAAATCGTTAGTACGCTCATGTGATTCTCCTTAAATTATTTCTTTGGTTTTTTCATGGATGATTGCCTTTTAACAGAATAGGCAATCGCTGCGGCTTGAGATGGCTTTTTTCCTGCACGTATCTCAGCCTTAATATTTTCTTTGAAAGCTTCTTTACTCTTGGATTTCTTTAGAGGCATTTTTTCTATCCCTTTCCAAACGTTCATGATTACGATCCGATTCGTTAACCTTATGCGCTAATTCAACTATATCTTTACCATGCTGATGTTCCATATCCAAATGGGCTAACTTAACATCAACCATGGCTCTTGTTTCTTCGGCATGGGCCCTAGCGATTGAAGCATCTCTTTCTGCTATAGCTACTTCTTTCTTCATATCTAATTCTTCGCGTTTAAACTGCAATTCTTGTGATTTAACCTGAGCGTTTACTTGCGTATCAAATTGTTTGCTCTGAGCATTAATCATATGCGGATTATTCTGCATCATTTGTTGTTGCATTTGCGATTGCTGCGCTGCGGCTTGCTTCATTTCTTGTTCATATTCGTCAGCAAGTGATTTAAGAATATCAATGCCGCGTATTTCAAAGTTATCAAGCAGCACTTTTAAACCTTTCTTCTGCATGAAGTCTGCAAAGCCTGGGGCGGCTTTGCACATTGCTATAATTTGATTGAGTGCTTTAGATTTCTGTATTGCAAAGTTAACACCTGCGGTTACTTCGACTTGCAATAAGTTTGAATCGTAATTGAAATCAACCGAATTAGGATCATTCTTATCATTGATACGAACCGCGCTGCGATTTCCTTCGCGATCTATAATGGGAATCGTTGTCGGAAACTTGTAATACTTGGGCATCAAATCAACAAGAATCAATGCGACTTGATTCAATGCTTGGATGTAGTTCACAACAAATGGCATCGCTGCTGCATTCGATTGTGTTGCGGCTTCTACAATCGCAAGACCTGACAGCTCATTGTTATTAATCCCTAATGCTGCATCATAAGAACCCAATTCTGCCTGGATAATCTGATCAGCCATCCCAATACTATTACTGATTTCCGGAGGAGCTGCTTGTGGCTGCACCGGAATAATAGGATCAGGAATGGCATGATCAGGGTTGTTATCTTTAAACGCATTGACAACCAACGTACTTGCTTTTTGTACTCTCGTTAGCGCATCCAAATAGGACTTTTCTTGTGGGATGGCTTCTTTTTTAATGATGTATTTGTGCTGCGCCATCATCTCTAAATAGTGAGCGAGACATTGGACGCCTAGATTCTTTAACTGTTGTGCGCCTTTTGCATTGTAACAATAAGGCCGAGTGAACTGTCTTAAACTGCCACGTGAATCATCGAATAGGTCAATGGAATCTCCGTCAACAAATGGCAATGGCAGATATTTGAAGTCTGTTTCTACGTATTCAAGAACCATTTTTTCCATGAACGTATAACGGCAAATGGTATAAAAAGTACTGATTCGCTTCTTAACAATCACAGGAGGAGGCGCGAGATTCATTTCCTCTTCCCATTTCTTTAAAAATTCTTCGTATTCTTTTTGGGTATAAGATTTGTTGTTAGCAAGTAACAATATCTCTACTTTCTTCCTTTTCTTCTCATAAAAATCACATACGAGAAGCATGTCATTATCACCATCATTGAATGACCATGTGAAACCTTCAATCGATGAGGAAGGTGGATAGATGACTTGAGATAGATCGATTTTCCATTTTTCAAGAAAATCATCTTTGGTCATTGGATAGCATTCAAACTGATACTCACCATCGCACTTATGCGGTTCGCGTGCTAATGGATCGTGACCCACCATGGTTGGATACTTTACTTGTCTGAACTTTAAAACATGCTCAAATGATTTTTCATGCGCAAACTCAGTAAATACCTTGAAGCTAGTGAATCCACCGCTTAGTGAATTACGATAGGTGCTATATTGCGTGTTAGCACTCTTGGCCTCTTCCATAATATGTCTAAGATGGCCTTCAACCATTTCAGGTACTTGATTCGGTATATCCGCACCTTCTTCTTTCGATACTTCAAAAGAGGGTTCTTGTTTAGAAAACTCACCACATAATCTGGATTGATATGCTGTTAAAACATTCGTTTCAAGATTGGGTCGCCCTAACTCGTTATTCACATCTTGTTCGGGCTGCGTTATAGATTTCTCATACACAAAGCTACGAAACATATTAAAACGTTGGTAGTTGTCTTTAAAATAATTACGAGAACTCTTCACTCGCTTCAATAAAGAAGGGAGTTTATCTTGAATAGATTTTGAGGGTAACTTCATCGACCAAACCTTAAGCTCTGTAGCCGGTTCGAGCCCGACATCAATTGAGACGCGATTGCCTCAGATTGTTGCTTATTTCTGGTCGTTGATTCAACTGGTTCTGCGAATGTTAATGCAAGAGCGTCTCCTTCGTCGGGAGAGCGAACCCCTCGAGCTTTCATTATCTCTTTTTTCTCAAGTAATGGTCTGGAATTATTATCGTATTTGTAGGTGGGCCCAGTTAGATCGGCATGCAAAGAATCTTCATTAGGTATTTGACAAGGAGTGGCTGTTAGCCATAACTTCATAAGACACCACATTTCACTTCGTTTATTAGGATAACGCTTTTCATCTAGGGCAGATTCACCAAAATTTATACTCTTAACTATCTCTGAATGGCCTAATTCGTTTAAACGATCAACGATTCCTGATCCCCCACCAATATCAATAAATACTTTAGCTGGGCTATGATCAATAATCATTTTGTGTAATAGGTTAGCGACTTCCATGTTATCTTTCTTTCGGTAACTTTTTAGGTTATATGCAACTCTGCCTTTTCTAAAGATAATAGAAGTTCTATCGTCACCAAAGCGCGCTGGATCGCATCCAATAATTAGGGGCCCATAGGCTTCACATTCTGTTTTTCGGGCTTTCATTACTACATTACTATCAATAAGAATATTGTCTTGTGAGGTAACGAATGCTTCAATCGCATTCATCGGATATTCTTGAGGAAATAACTTTGAACCATCTGCACCGGATGATGATAACTCCTGTACTTTTGATCGTCTCCATAGGAGTTGCTGGGCATCTAAATTATAAAGATCAATCAATTCGGCTTCATCATCAGCCAAAGTAAAATCTTCTTTTAGAGGATTTCTGTATTCTTCTTGCCAAAACCACGGAACAAATATAGCAATATAATCTGAGTTGCCAGATTCTGCGCGTTGCCATTGTTCATGATAATAGTTTCCTATTCCTCGAGCGGTGGACTCTAAGAATATTTCAGTGCCAGGAGAAGATGGAACAGTTTGCAAAACGCCTGCACTATGTTCCAAAGCATTCGGCCATTGAGCAACTTCGGAACCATGGAAATATTGATTTGTGCCTGATCTTCCTACGCCTTTATTACCCGCAGTTCCAACTTTATATCCACTATCTAATAGATCAAAAGTAAGTTCTTTTGCCGAACTTGTTCCCGCATGAGGTTTAATTAATGCAGGACAATTGTCATAATACCGTTGTGACATTTCGAATAAGTTATCAGTAGCATCCGCTTCATGCGTAAGAATAAATGCTCTAACACCGCGACGATGAGTTATTTGATGAAATATTCTGCCGCCCACATACGTAGATATTCCTTGCTGTCGTCCTTTTAAAACTATAACTCTAACTTTTCCAGTTTCTCTTTTTTGTTTTTCTACGATGTTATGAACATGAAGTTGTGCTTTATTGAAAAGGAATGGAGATATATTTCCTTCTTTATCTCTTATCTTAAGACATTTATCCGCATAATGAACAAAGTCATCCTTCAAACGTTGCCGTATCTTCTTCTCTCTTTCGTCCATTGCGTGGGAGACCTATGCGAGATCGTCGTAGTTGTTTATAGGAGAGTTGATTTTTAACTTTCTGACGACGTATTTCTTTAGCTTTCTCTTGCTCTTCGGCTTCTATAACCAATACTAATATGCAGTCATCTATAAAGCGACTGCGAGTGAATTTTGTAGATTCTTCTGTGCGTCCGTAGTAGAAGAAGGTCATCTGTTATTCCAATTCCTTCAAGGCGTCCTCTTGTTTGACGATAGTGACCGTAGTATTGGTATCTACTTTCTCAGTCCACTTGAATCGATTCGCGAAGAACATCTTAACAAGTGCTGAATTCATCTCTTTATTGGCGAAGTTTTTATGCAGCCACGTTTCCCAAAAAGCCTCGCATTTTTCCTTGCCTCGTTCAAAAGCGTCAGCAAAGACAGGATATTCTTTTGCCCAAAGATAAAAACTTGTTTTTGATATATCAGTTTCCGCGCAAAATTGAGTAACTGATTTTCCCTCAGTCATCATTTTTAGAAGTTTTTCGGATAATTCATTATTATATGAGGTTGGACGACCAGTTGGCTTAGACTCTATTTTGTTCTTAAGAGTTTTTGCACCCATCAAGCCACTTTATCTTTAGGTTTACGCCCACGTTTCTTAGTTTCGATAACGAATTCTGTTTCGCCGTCTGCGATAGGGTTGAATATTGTTGCTTTTTCTTCGACTGCTGGCGTATTCAATAACGCATCGATTTCTTTTTCATCTGGAACATCTTCATAGCCGACGCCTTTGCATTGTTTGCAGTCAGTATAGAAACCGCCGAGCCGCATGTGGGCTTTAGTACCTTTGCATGAACTGCATCGTTTATAGGCCATGGTTTTCCTATTAAGTAATAGCTTTAACTGCCCACATTACAGATTGTTCTAAATTAGTTTTGGCTAATGCAAGCATTCTTTTATCTGCATGTTCGTATTTATTGAACATTTCTAACAATGAACCGGCTTCCGTTTTAATGCTTTGAACAAGTTCTATTTGTTCATCACTTAAAGGACGCGCATTAATTCTAAATGTATCTTCTAACATTTTTAATTTCCTAATTTATCGAAATGATACGTGACTGCTCTTTAAAAGGAGGAGCTACTGTATCATTCTGTATTTCTGTCACGGGCTTACAATTTTTCTGTAGCATTTTGAAATGGCAGATACCACAGAACGTATTTTGTATAAAGTTTCTATGTTTATCAAAATAACCCATAGTAAACACTTGGTCTTGCACATTGCCATGGGTAGGACAGTGATAGTGTTTAACAGACTGTTCTTGCGTATCTCGCATGTTCATTCCTCTAATGTCACTAAACTACCGAATTTTTACTAATAGTGCAATAGTTAATCGCTTCTGAGATAACAGTATGATCAATGCTCAAAATTTGTAAAATAGCATCACGTGCATTGTCAGGAATAGAATCATCATTGGTGCTAGGAGTATACATGACATAGAGCTTGGCTATGCAGTAAGCAATAGAAATTAGAGCGAGGATGTAGCGTTTCTTGATTTTAGGTAGCTTCATAGAATTGCTCCTAAATAATAATCTCAAAATGAACATAATCACCGAATTGATCATCTGAAACACGTTTATTTTGGTTCCAATCACCTCCATAGCGAATGCGATGAGTGATTATTCCCTTGCTGAATAGTATGTCAGCAATACCCATACAATAGCCGCCAAAAT